TAAAGCTGTAGCTGTAGCTGCACCTGCACCGCCTAGAACATCAGTTAAGAAACTTCCTGCTATAAATGGCACAGCTTGTACGCCAGTTTGTGGGACTACTGCAGCTTGTGCTGCCCGTTTAGTAGAGTTAATGTAACGCGTTAAACCGTCAATACGTTTTAAATCGTCACCGCTAAACATTACGCCCACAGAATTACCCATTTTTTGCACACTGTTTGCAAATTTATCAGGCGATATAAATGCTCCTCCTTCTGCCAATGTTGTTGATGCATTATCTGCTGCTTTAGCCAATACAGCCGCTCTAGCATTAGCTTTGCCTTGTGGAGTCAATTTTCCGAATATCGCTTGTACTTCACTTGGTTTACCTGCAAACAACAAACGTTGTATTTCTTCAGGTTTGATGTTACCTTTAAGCAATACATTTTTTAACGATTGATTTTTAAAATCATTTGCCGTTTCAGAAAGCCTTTTATTGGCAACCATCCATTTATCAAAGTCTCTACGATCTCCAGTCAACGCCGCTTTTGATTTAATAAAGTTTCCAATGTCTTGATTAACTGGTGCATACACTTTACGCAATGCTTGCTCTCCGACATCTCGCGCCGCTTGGCTTAACGGTTTGGCTGGGTCTTCTTTAAAAATATTAGCCAATTCATCACGGCGATATGCTTCCAACTCAAACAAGTTACGATTTTGCAAATTGTCTTTAATCTTTGTTAATTCTTGTACAGCTTCATCTGCACCTTGTGTTTGCCGTTTGGTTAAATCTGCTATTTGCTCATCAATCACGCGAGTTGCATTGGCAGTTGTTACAGTTCCTTGATTTGCATATTTATTAATCACTTCTTTTTTCATTGTGCTGTATTTGTTAATATCAGCGGTACGTTTAGTGGCTAAGTCTTTTAATACGTCAGTGCTAAGTTGTGCATAATCATCGGCGTTGTAATCTTTTAAAACGCTGCGTACAGCTTCAATACGCTGCTCTTGTTGCGCTTGGCGCATGCCTGCTGTACCTGCATAAGGTATACGCTCACCTGCAGCCTGTACGGTCTTTCCTAAAAATGTTTTAGGTGGCACTACGTCAGTAGTTAAAACTCGCCCAAATTGTTTTTCTAAATCTGCAACATTTTGCACGGCTTGTTGTGCTTGTATAGTAGGCTGTGGCCTTTGCGCCCGTAATGCTCCAGCCGCCCCAGCAACACCGCCCGCTAACCCTGCCGCTAGTTGACCTGCTGTTCCTGCTCCAGATTCTGCCGCTACTTGACTTGCTAATCCTGCACCTGCCCCACCTGCAACCTGCGCGGCGGGTTGCGCTGCAATAGCGCCACCTACAGCGCGTGTAACGGGTGATGCTGCCGCTGCTTGTACCGCTTTACCTGCTGCCGCTAAACCGCCCCCACCTGCTGCACCTGCCGCCGTTGTTTGTGCAATGCGTCCAGCTTCGGTTTGTACCTTTGGCATACCTGCTGCGGTTAGCAAGCCTTCAATGGCCTCTGTAGGCGTTGCAAACGTGCTACCTATAAGTTTGTTTACAGCGTTAATAACTGGATCACCTACTAACTGCGCCAATGTTGCCGCGCCTGCGCCAGCTATAGCGCCTGGTATAGCTCCAACACCTGCAAACGGTGCGCCCATAGCTGCGCCTAATGCTGCGCCACCGGCGATAGGTGCTAAACCCCGCGCTGCACCTGCTGCAATATCCGTCATCATGCTCGGTTCTTTAGGCTTTGATGTTGCTTGTTTTTCTGCATATCCAGCTTGTGCCGCTTGAATAATTTGTTCATCGGTTGCATTATCTGGCCCTTCTATTTTCATCATAGAACCATCAGGGACTTGAACGTTATAAATAGCCATGTTTTTATCCTTAGCGAACAACTTTAAAACCAGCGGGCATGCCGGTGAATGGTTTTTCAAGTGTTGTTTGTGTTGGCAATTGCGAGACATTTTCTAAAAACATAGCTGCCGTTGGGCTTTTTCCGGCTGCTGATTGTAATAATTTTGTGGTTTTATCATATTGTGCTTTTGATGCACGTTCAGCCACATTGAAAATAGTATTTAACTCGCCTTTGTTAAAATTTATATCTCCGCTTCTAGCTTTGATTAGTAACTTTTGCTCGTTTTCGGTAATTTGTCCTTGACCAGTTAGCATGCTACGTGATTGCAAAGCCATTTCGGACAATCCTTGTATAACTTCACGAGTTGCATTGATAGCATTATCACCAGTAAAGCCTAAAACATTGGCTACTTTTGCCACATTTAATCTTTGCTCTGCTAATGGCCCTACAATTGCCTTGTCAAGTGAAGCTCTATAACGTGGCAATTCATTTAATTGTGAAACTGCGGAATTTGCACGATCATATAAATCTGGCACTAATTTTGCCAATTCTTTTTGTGACCCGCCTTCTAAATCTGAAATTTTAATATTAGTTACTGCTGCTGGTGGTTTTTTTAAAGTTTGAATGCTTTGAAAAATTGTTTTTTGTTCTGGAGTTAACTGTTGATAACCAATAACTTCAGCAATGCTAGCAGGTAAATCTTTCGTTTTTTGACCTGCTATTTCTCCTTGCAATTTTTCAGCGCCTAAAATGCTGCTTAATGCATCTTGACCTGGCTTTCCAAAAGTTGCTAATATTGGTGCAATGGTAGTAAATACAGCAGATGGATTTACATTTAAAGTTTCAAGCATGTTTTTATAACGTGCTGATTCTTGTGGGTCTGTTTCTTTGTTAGCTTCTATTTGCTCTGTCATCAATGCTCTTGCAGCATCAATATTGCCAGAACGTACAGCCGATGTAATACCGCCCAGAGTTTTAACTTGCTGTAATTGCCCTTCCTCTGGCAATTTGGCAAATAATTCTTTCATTGAAGTTTGTGTATCTTTATCAAACGTAGATGCCAAATTAATTACATCAAGAGTATTAAAGTCTTTAGGTTTGTAAGCCGAATATTTTGTTCTAATATCTGCTATGCGCTGTTGTTCTGCCTGCTGTGCTTGTTGCTTCTGTTGCTGTACCTGAAGCGCTTGCTGCTCTTGTTGCAGCTTCAATTCTCGATCTTGCTGCGCTTGTTGCCTTTGCAATTGCGCTGCTTGAAAGTCTTGCATGGTTGCACCAAATCGCATGCCTTCGGTTAAGCCGGTTTGAAATGGGTTTGCTGCGGGTGTAACATCGCCGCCTATTAAATAGTTAGGTACTGTAGCCATAATTAAAACCTCAATCCCATAAAGTCCATTTGACCGCCGCCGCCAAGTCCGCTAAACGGATTAAACCCACCGCCACCACCGCCGCCCATAGAGTTGTATAAGCCTAGACCTGTACCTAGAGCTTGTGGCAAAGCATTCGCTTGTTGTTGCTGTCCTGCAGCTTGTCCTAGTATGCCACCGGCCTGCGCTGCTCCTTGCTGCCCCAATAATGTAGCCACATTACCGCCCATAGCTTGTCCGGCTGTGCCTACGCCTGCCGCTGATTGTTGGCCTAGACTAGTTAACCCGCCTAAGCGTTCATATTGCTGATTAATTAGCTGGTTTAGCAATTGTGGCCTAAATTGGGCTAGTGCACCCTGAATATTACCACCGCGCAATCCGCCAGTTGCTGAGGCATTTTGTAATATGGCATTTTCGCCTTGTTGCAGCATGGACTGCATAGCCGGGGATTGTTCAATACCCTGTATGGCTTGCTGTTGCGCTGGTGCTCCGCCTAAGCCTAAAAACGCTTGTTGTTGCTGTAATGCCGGTGCGCCTGCTTCCGTATACGGTTGTAAGAGCTTTTGCGTTAGATCAAACTGTCGCCGTTGTTCATCTATGCCAGCTTGTGCAGCGCCTGCCTGTGCTGCGCTTGCTTGCTGTGCTGCCTGTGCCTGCGCTTGTCCTGATTCTCTCGCCCCGCCTGCTGCCAATCCTGCCACACCTCCGGCCAATGCGCCCAATGGATTGCCACCACTGCCAATAAAGCCAGTTGCAGCGCCTACAATTGCATCTAGGAATCCCATAATCTGCCCCTTATGTTATTTCACGACCGCTAACCCGCATGGTTAGTGATGTGGCCGAGCTTGCTATGGTGCTAATAAATGATGCAGACTCCAACACCTGCCCCACTAGCTCTGGGAATGTATAGGTTTCATCCGGTACGATTGACCTACTATCTACGATCAAATTGCTTACACCTGCCGTGCCACCGCTAGTCACCAAGTTAACGCTAACCGTGATATTGCTTGTATTGGTGTTTGTAACCGTGCATTTATCAATAATGGCTCTGCAATTGGTTGCCGTGTATTGCGTTGTTTGCGTAGCTTCTAGCTGCTTTGGTGGTACTAAAACCTTGACTGTGATGGTCATATCATGCCTTCAATGTTATTTGATATTGTAACAATAATGCCGGGTATAGATGGAGAAAATGCAGTAGCAGGGAATGATGTAATTTTAGTAGCGGTATCCGTTACTGCAAACATTATCTCAATGTAATCATTGTATTTCATGTTTACAAAATAGTTCACTGTTGCTAACACTTCTGCATTGTTGCCTTGTATTCTAACTTGGCTAGAGGAATCAGGTATATCCACGCCATTTTGCCTAAACCATACAAAAAATTCATCCGTTCCGCCAGTTGTTTTATCAAGCTGAATAGAAAACTGTACGTTATAAATGCCATTCGTATCGACATAAATACGTGATGCTGGTGTACCTAGATAAATACCTTTTGATAAATTGGTATTGTTAAAGGTAATAGGTGTAGCTGTGTTTATAACTGTTGCTGATTGCGTAGTTGTATCGTAAAACGCGCCATAGCGTGAGCGTTTGAATTCCCGAGGTGCTGGCGCTAATGCTAACCATTCGACTATTGGAGTGAGTTTATCTACCGCGTCTAAGGCTTGCTGTGCTTTGGTTTGTGCAATGGAATTGTTTATCTCGATGCTTTGTGCCAATTGTTCAATCTTAATTAACGCTTCATTAGCTTTTTGATCTGCCGCGCCGGTGTTTAACGCCAATGCTTGCGAGATGGTGCTAATTAAATCCAATGCAGTATTGGCAGTGGCCTGCGCTTGCTCTGCATTGATTTGTATTCCCTGCGTATCGGTTAATGGCGCGACTTCTTCCACAATCTGAAACAAACGCTCAAACTGTTTGATCTGCTCGTGACTTTTTAAAAACGTAGCAAGCTGGTCACGGGTTAAGTTTAGCTTTTGTGTAGCCATATTAATACGCTAACGGCTCCAGTTGTGCTTCTAACCGTGCCATTGTTATATGCGCTTGACTATCGCCTTTAAAACGCTGTATACGCCAGTTACGCATGTTACCTTGCTGTAACCATACTAAACGCTTTAAGGTGTTTCCAAGGCTTCCTACGCGTATGCTACGCTCTTGGCTCCATGTTTGACCGTCCAGACTGTAGCTGGTGCTAATAGCAGGATTAAGACCTAAGGCAACACGGCCAGTTAATGCGACTAATTCAAGCCGGTTAAATAGTGCGCCGTTGGTGTCGTTATACACAATCAATGTCCCGAACTCCCAACGTACCATTAACCCCCAATGGCTACTAATGTTTTCAACAAAGTATCCTATTTGGTTTGATAATGTATCTCCCACTAACCACTTGTCGTAGGCATAAACAAAGTTACGCGCCCGATATTGTGCAAAGCCAACTATTGCACTTGTCAATGTGTACCATACCTGCTCTTGCATAGCTGCACTTGCCATAGCATCATAAACAATAGTTCTATCTGGCAAGTGAACATATAAATGCTCATGGTTTTTGTCGTTACGCGCCTCTAGCTTTACGGTTGCCAATTGCGCTTCGGTGTAACCTTGCAACACAATATCAATCTCTTGTGTGCTTAGTTTTTGCGCTGTGGCATTAGCGCCCATATAAATACCTGGTGCTTCATTGCGACCATTGCCTAAAAAGGCTATTGCATCGGCAAATACACAGCATCCATGCGTACCTATAACGCCCTTTTGAATCTGTGCACCTTCAACCCGTTGAAATGGAAACAGCTCACCGCCTACGTTGTCAAACACCTCAATAGTGTTACGGTTTAGCGCATAAACCTCATTGCGTAGCTTTAATAACGCCACAACTGGGTCAGGGTCAATCTCTGAGCTTCCATACTTTAACGGGTTAACTTGTGTTGGGTCATTTAACTCTGTGACAATTAAAAACTCACCGTCCGTTGTCATAAAATAACCATCAATCCAACAAAAATCCAATACAGTTCCTAAGTCA